GTCTTTGTTGATGGCCTGAAGTACCGTCTTCGTCGAATCCAGAGTGAGCGTGTTGCCTACCTGATCGGTAATGAAGAACTTACCCGCGGCAGTGTCTAACTGTAGCGTGTATTCAAACGGCTCGCCGTTCGCTTGGGTGGTGTGTAGGGTAATGTGCTTACCGTGGGTGGACACCTCTAACGAATACATGTTCTCGGCCAGATTCAATTCGGCCGCTTCGTCTGGAGTGGCGCTCCACGCATAAATGACGGTCTCCAAGCGGCGCAGATCGTCGTCTATGCCCATGGGAGTCCAGTAGTATTGATCCACGTCGGCGTATTGCCAGATCAATAAGTGTTCCCCACGTCGGACGTCTGGAGAGGTCGCCCGATTGGTGCCGTAGGGCAACCAGTTGGCAGTAAGGGTGCTGGAGGTGTTGATCTTAACGGTGTATTGTCGATCGTTTTTATCAACACCGGACAACTCCACTTCATCGAGCGACTCTCGGATTTCTCCGTCTGCCGCTGGCATCATCTCCACCGGATAGATGGGCAATTGATGACTGTCTAGTGCTTTGTTTTCTGCGGCGACTCCGATTGAGACGACGCGCAGTTTGGATTCAAACATGTCACCACTCCTAAATGTTTCTTTCATTACATTAACGGGTTACAGTATGGAATAAGACACAACACCGCCACCTTCAGGATTCGAGTGAGCGCTATGTATATCAAAAAGCTAACGCTAGAAGGCTATAAACGCATTCTATTGAGCGACATAAAATCGTTAACAATTACGATGGATAATCCCTACCAAGTTATTCTTGGCACCAACGGTAGCGGAAAAAGCTCTTTACTTCGGGAACTGTCTCCCTTACCGGGTGACCCGAAAGACTACCTCAAGGGCGGTCGAAAAGAAATCCACATAGAACACCACGACATTCAATATATTCTTTCGTCTACGTACAATGGGGCCAAACACCACCACTCATTTCTCCAAGGCGGCGAAGAAAAGAACGACGGTGGAACCATCACAGTTCAAAAGGAACTGGTGAAGCAAGCGTTCGGCATCAACGAAGAGATGCACAACCTTGTGACCGGTAAGTTGAAGTTGACCAACATGTCGCCTTCCAAACGTCGGGAAATGATCACCTTGATGTCCGATACCGACCTTACCTACGCCATGGGCGTCTATAAGAAGCTGGCAACCATTACCCGTGACAACCAAGGGACCGTCAAACACTTGAAGAATCGGATTGCTCGGGAAACCGATAAGCTCCGATCCATTGAAACCCACGACGACTTGGAAGGGAGCGTTAAGAAGCTGCAAGAAGAGTTGACGGTCCTTATGGAACACCGCCGGCCAGACCTTCCTCCACATCAAGACGTAGGACGCCGTTTACAAGCGACTCTCGATGAGGCAGCTCGACTTGCGGAGAAGATCCTGACACATCCCTACCGTGAAGGTGATGTGCACTACGGGTCACTGGAGGCGCTCTCAGAGGACGTGCAGGAAAAGCGCGGGGAACTGAAGAGTAAGCAAGACCTACTGTCTCACCACGCCAAACAACACCAAGAGTTGGAATCGGTGGTTGGGTCCTTGTCTGAGAACGGGGTGGGTAATCTGAGCGAGTTGACCGATAAGGCCGAGAAGTTGAAAACTCGGATCTCTGGGATACGTCAAAAGATCGGCGAGTTCCAGTTCGAGGGCGACTTAACGGATCTGGAAAGCGATGCTCAGTCCATCAAGATACAGTTAGTGGACGTCCTCAGTTCGCTACCAGACAACGGAGAGCGTCAGTTTTCCAAGTCTAAGTTGGAAGTCGTCGAGACTCGCTTGACTCAACTGCGCTCGGAAGGCGATGCCAATCGATCCAAACAGCGCCGTGCCGATAAAGAGATCGACCACATCCTCAGCACAAAAGAAAACACCTGCCCTAAGTGCAGTTACATTTGGCGGGATGGTGTGTCTGAAGGTGACGTTGAGAAACTCAAAGTAGTATCCGGACAATACGACGAGCGGGCTGCCACGGCTGAGAAAGCCTATAAGGAAGCGTATGTGCTGAGGGAGGCAATCCAAAACTACGCGCATCAATTCGGGCGCTTACGTACTCTGGCCCACAGCTACCCGAAAGCCCGTAATTTGTTTGACTGGCTGATGGATGACGATCGCATCTACCACAACCCGTCGCAATACACCACGGTCATAGACCGCTGGTTAAACGATTTATACCTAGGAGCAGAACTCTCCCGCCAGGAGAAGGAACTGCGCATGGTCGAAGAGACAGTGACTAAGGCTAAGATGCTCAGCGACACCAACGCCGATCACATAGGCGACAGTCTGGCGGGCCTGCACAAGCAGATTCAGGCGACGTCGGACGAAGTGCGATTGGCTAAAGACGATCTGACTAAGTTAGAACGTCGGGCCACACATGCCACGCGGGCCGAGAACTGGGGGCGTGAATTGGATCAGTTGTACGTCAAGATCGAGCAGGACTACCAACTCATGCAAGAGTGTCTGAAGTCCGACACTTTGGCTGGGTTGATTCGAGAGCACCAGTCCGACTTGGCTATCAAGTCTCAGAAGCTGAACGAAAAGAGTTCCATGGAAGGGATCATCCGCGATTTGGAGCGGTCTCTCGTCGACGTTGATCAGACCCATGAGACGCATAAGTTGTTGTGTAAGGCTTTGTCTCCGACCGATGGGGTCATCGCTGAACAGATGACGGCGTTCATTAATTGTTTAACCGAACAGATGAACGAGATCTTGGAACAGCTGTACAGTTACCCGTTGAAGATCCTACCTTGTGGGATTGAGTCGAACGAGTTGGATTACAAGTTTCCGTTAGTGGCGGGTAACGATCAGGTCCATGCGTACGACGTCAAAGACGGATCGGAAGGACAACAGGAGATCGTTGACTTTGCGTTTAAGTTGGTGGCGTCCTTGTACTTGGGGTTCAACGATTATCCGCTGTACGTGGATGAAGTGGGGCAGAACCAAGACGAGACACACTTGGCAAATGTGATGTCGTACATCAAACTTCTGATCGATGCGAATCGACACAATCAGTTATTTATGATCTCGCACCACGCTGCCGGCCACGGAAGCTTTACCAATGCGGATTACTTGGTGCTTCATGGGGCCAACATCAGCACCCCTCAGAAACACAACGGACACGTTGAGATGGCGTAACAGGGAGACCTACGGGTCTCCCTTTATGCCGCTTCTATTCCTCGATTCAATGGAATTATAGACCTATATCACAGAGGTGAGTTGGTTACATTAACCACGTTACCCATACCCTATATAAAGGAATTACCTCATGAAAAACTATTTGCTAGAACGTCCGTTGATCGTCATGTCTGTGTTCATTGCACTCAACCTCATAATTGGTGCTTGGTTGTACAGCAACGGTTCTCAGGCAATGGGTCTGATGTGTTTTATGACCGCTGCTATTAACGTCGTTGGAGTGATTGCAGGGCAACTAACTCTTGTTGCAATCCACTTAATTCAGCGTCGCATTGACTCAGACGTTATTGCTTAAATTACCTTTAGGAGATTGCCCTTAAGAACTCGGCGGAAATGCACGAGGTTCAAATCCCGCCCGCAGACATACTCGATAAATACCCCCATTGTTGAATTACCCCATAACCTATAGAAAGGAACATTATCATGAACTCACAAATCCGCACCGAAACCACAGTTGTCTTAGACCGCGAAGTTGATCTACATATCCTCGCGTTGCTGAAAATCAGACAGAAAGCGACCAAGACCGAGCACGACGGACTGTTGATCAAGCGCATTACCAGCGTGACTGATAGCGTGAATGCCGAACGCAATGGCGATCGTGAACTGGCATTGAAGTTTGAAGTGTATGGCGATGAGGTTGTATCCCGTATGATCGCAACCAAGCGCGACCTCGATAAGTTGAACGTTGCACTTAAAGAAGTTCAATCGCGCCTGAACATGTATTCTAACGATTAATAACTCCCATAACCTTTAAGGAAACTGACATGATCTTAAACACCGCCGTCGATGTCAACATCTTACTCGAGGACCTCGGGGGGAAGTTGACTCCTGTGCCAAGTACACTACATGTATCCAGTAGCGTTTCAGAAACTCGCAATCAATTCCGCGAACGACTAATGACGTTGGTTGAAGAACACTACCAAGAAGAAGCGTTGGTTGTGTCTATGATTGTTATTGAACAAGGTGAACTGGGCAAACGAGTCGTCGCGTTGAAACGCCCGTTAAACGAGTCAGACTCGTTAGAATGCTGTGAGGCAACGAGTCTCGAGATACCTTTTCGAACAGGCGGCAACATACTGCGCCTGATTCCAGAATCTGCACCCCTTCATTAAGGGAGAGCGTACGCTATGAATGACATCGCTGGAGAACACGAAGTCTATCGGATTTTCACCCAGAAGTCAGAAGAGTTGGACAAGGTGGCGATACATCGAAATTCAATTGTTGGGAGACTGATACACCATCCACACATCAAACGTTTTGATGTCACCGACTTAGCGGTAGGTGACTGGAACTTCCAGTGGGTGGCGACCATGGGACACGAGAACCACGGGGTTCTGATCCTAAAGCCCACCAATCGCCGGACAAAACAGTTAGTGGTAGTGGGGCGTGCCATGTACTTAATCACCAACTTCGGAGTAGAACCCGAGGTGGCGATGGGACTGGTCCAAGCGTCTTGGGGCGTCAGACATGCGTCCAACGACGACGTCCTGGGACTGATCGTAGACAGCCTGACACCGGAAGCATGGGACGGCTATGAAGACCAACCTCGAGAGTGGGTCAAAGCAAGGCTGGAACGGACCGACAGTGGGTGGGATCGGATGCGCAGTTTGCATCTGAACAAAATCGGTTCGGCGTACGACGTGGTTCGACATTACCATGAGATCCGGGGTGACAAGCGCAAGGCTCCGCCCTTCCCTGAAAAGCTGCTGCGGCTGGCCATTGCTGGGGAAATCTAATCTGGAGGACCTTCGGGTCCTCTTATTTTTTGTCGAGACTGTCTTAAGGTATGAGACTATTTCGAGGAATTCATTATGTTACGCAACACAGCGATCGTTCGCCAGATGGCCGAAGGCCTTAAAATCAAGGCGTCTTACAAGCAAGAAGACAAGAACGACGAGATTGAACGGGTGTACTTTGCCAAGCTCAGCGACTTTGACCAGCTGAGTAGTGCCCCCCATACCGAAGAACACGAACAGTGGGAATATCGCTTGTTCGAAGACGAGCGGCCCATCGGTACTCTAAGGTCCAGATCCATCGACCAAGGCGATCGATACGAACTGACCATCAAGACCTACCGAAAGAACGACGTGGGTTCGGTGGAGTGTAACCTAGGCAGTACTGTGGAAATGCACGAGGTCATCTCCGCGTTGGCCAACCGAGTGCTCCGTAAGGTCCGTTACGTCTACCCAGTGCCCGTGACCTACCGTGGGGAAGAGATCACTCTTAAATGGGAGATCGACGTGTTCAAGTTGGCAGATGGGAGTTTTTACCCTTGGGTGAAGGTGGACTTAGAAGTACCCGATCCAGAGGTCAATGCCCCTAAGTTTCCGTTCCGCGCCGACGAGATCATCGACACCAGCTTTGGCCGCAGCCTCACCGACGACGAACGCCAGACGGTCGACGCTTTGTTTGCCGCCGTTAAATCCAACCGTTAACCTTACAGCAACGAACCGCCAGGAGCAGTACCATGAGTATTCGTCTGACCGCCGATACCTTGACGGCAGAGACACTGTCTAAGGTGGCTGTAGAAAAAGCTGGTCTTTTGGGCATGTATCAGAGAACTGAGTTCGAAGCTTTGACCGTAATGCATTTAGATGACTGGGCATTCGATTGGTTGCCGTCGAACTTGGACGTCAATGTGGGACGAGTTAAAATGCGCCCCATGACACAAGAAGCCGTTAAACTGTTAGATCGGGGGCGGGCATTGCGTATCACCGAGCGTCACTCGGAGGTAGGACTGGCCAGAGGCATTGCTTTAATCAAAGCTCTTAAGCGCCACCGACTGGGTATGCACGGCGACGTTCAAGACGTCTTGATCCGCTGTTGGAACAGTCCAGGAGTAGACACAGCTATGGAAGACGTGTCTAGGTTTCATCGCTGGGTAAAGAAAAACAGTTCAGTGGGCCTGCGCCCAGAACATCGAGTGGCCATCTACGAACTATTACCTAAGATCACTCGAGTCATGCAAAGGGACTTCTCGAACGATTATCGAAAAGCCAGAAACAAACGTAAGGTCGAGGCCGTTCAAGGTTAATGGAAACCGTTGTCCCTATAGACGGCATAGGAGGAGGCCGTAGCCTCCTCCTTATTTTTTGCTTTGACTTTACTCCGGGGGGTCTAGTAGACCGTTGGCGATGATGATCTGTTCAAGGGTTTTGATACGCTCCGCAAGGTCGTTGTTCATTCTGACTTGCTCGACGTATTTGGCGTAGTCGGTGGTTTGGAATTCGATGTTTGACAGTCGAGAGGCTTCCAGTATTTGATGTTGCTCTGGCGTGACCACTCCACTGGTGGGGGCCACGGCCTCGTGTACATCGGGCAACTTACCGATCACCTTGCTGCCTACCGTGGCCATTTCTTGCTTGATGTAATCCAAGTCCAAGAAGTCAGGCAGTAAACCAAAGTCCACCGACATCACCACACGTTGATAACTGACGATTCCCATGTCGGGGTAAGCCACAATGTAGGTGTCTGGCACATACACGATGTCGAAGTCGTCGGAGATCAGAGTGATGATGGCTGCGTTATCGTCGTCGTCGGCATTGAAGGCACTGCGAGAAACACCGAACGGTTCGTAGTACTGACCGAACACGTCCTGACCCAACTCGTAGATGTCCTTAAATGATCGAATCGCGTAACAGCTGTAAACCTTTGAGGACGAGACTTCCCAAGGTTGCCGCAGTTGATAAATGCCCCGTGCAGCTAGAGGGGGAGTTTTCTTCATATTAGCGCCTCATTGGTGCCGGGTTAAACGGGCTCGCCTTCTGGACTGGTCTCTGGGGCGATTTCCCCAAACAGATCTTCATACGATAATCGAGAAACCACCAGATACTGGAACTCCTCGTGCGACGAGACTAGATACATCACGTTGTCTCGGATCAACCGAGTCATCCCCGAAGGCAGATTGGAGTATTCTGTCATCTCGTCTGCGACCTTCAACATCTTAGACAACAGAACCGTCCACTCTTGCGTGCGCGGTGACATGCGGCCGAACTCGGATGAGTTGGTTGGGATGGCTATGTAGTCTGGGAACTGATCCGACAACACCATGACCCCGTCTCGATTGTCAGGACCGCCCACTGCCAAAAATGACATGGACCGCCAGTTAGCCACAGACGTCACTACAACGTCATCCACGTGTAGGTTCTCGTAACGGGTAGCTGTGGCGCGGGCGACGTCTAAAACGTCCTTGTGACGCACCGTAGGGCTGTACAGTCCCTTTACGACCGTCTCGTTCGGGATACTGAAATTAGCCCACAGAGGGGTGATGACAAATTCCGTAGCTTTGAACAAGTCGGGGATGTATTCTTCCCACTCTTCTCGGGTGTGGGCGCTGTTGTCGAGGATGTACTTGGTCAGGACGGCTTTGATGTTGTCTATGCTGTTGCCAGCCGGGCCGTAGATCACCAACGTCCAAGGTGTTGAGAGTTCGTACTCCGGTTCGATCGGATTGGACCAGGTGTAGATGTCTGTTCGTAGAATGGTTTCTGGGTAACCGTCTTTGGCTTCTTGTACTCTCAGCATCCGCTCGGAGGCATCGTACTGATCGATCAAAGCTTTGACTTCCACCGCGGTCTTAAAGAAGTCGTCTAGCGTGTCAAACGGCGGCACTACGGTGATGGCGTACTCATCGTACTGGGCTCGGAACGCCGCATCGCTCAGCCAGATGCGAATGCTGTTCTCAGTCGCAACACCAACACCGATCACGGTAAACTGTAGGTACTGTGGCATCCAGATGTTTGAGGACGGGTCCTGAACCATCTGACCTACTTCCAATCCAGTCATGCGGTCTGAAAATTCACTCAGCAACGCAGATGCCAGATCGCTCTCACTGTCGGTAAAGTCTCCGGCCACCGACTTGGTGTACAGCCACTGCCCCAGTTCCAAGATTGGGTCGCTGTACCCAGGCGCCACTTCCACTTGCGGGCCATTGTCGGTACGGCTGTGAAACGCCATCAGATCCACGGCGGATTGCGTCGAACTGCTGTAGTGACCCACGTCTTTACTGAAGGTTTTGGCGTAAGTAGACAATTCGCCAATAGGGGAAATGGCCCCCGGTGTGTTGTCGGCCAATGGTTGGATCACCATAAAACCTTTCAAGATGTACATACGCAAGCTCCTAAATACTAATTCTATGGCTATTGACGCAGACCTGACTGTGTGCTATCGTGGACACACCGTCCAGGAGCACCTGCAAACGGCTGCGTATTATGGGAGAAAAACAACCATACCATGTTGATCGGTCACTGTCGATTCTCCCTCCAGACATAGGAGTGTCATGGATTTAACCAAGCTCTTTAAGGTCATTGAATTTACGTGGCCGTTTATAAAAGAGATCGTGCTTGATAAAGATGCTCCCAAAGCTGACCGACGTAAGAAAGGCATCGTGTTTACGTTGCTGACCACGCTGGTGTTATTTGGAGCTGGCGCATGGGGAACGGTGCAGACATATGTCCAACCCTTCTTACCGCCCAGTCAAACTAGCGCGCCTTCTCAATACGACCGCACCCGCTGGGTTCGGTTTTTAGAAGACCAGATGACCGAAAAAGCTGCAGAGGTGATTGAACTTCAAGTGCAATTGGAGGCAACCTCGATGCAGTTAAAGACTGAGAGGAACCGTGTTGAAGATCTGGCCCAACGACTTGAAGTGTTGGAATCCAAGTTAACGGAAGACACTCAGTCGCCTATCGTCCCACTCGTAGATCCGCCTCCTACCTCAGGAATGGATTTGTTTGATCAACTTAACGCACTAAGGACCAATTCATGAAAGTATTAGTCCGCAGCGGTATTCTTGGGATACTGCTGTTGTTTGGGGGGTGTGGTACAGCGCCCATTAACATCACTCAAAGTACCGTGCCTGAGTCGATTACAGTAAAAAAGGAACCCGTCGTTTCACCGTACATTGAGCGGTGGACCGTTACTTACGAACGTCAAGGACCGGAGGCACCCATCGCCGTCGCTGAGAGCGTTCCACAGCACCCGGAGTGCCCTCAGTTTGACATGCCTGCCGTTGGTAACCCTCCCGGCATACCCGAGTTAGATCGCGGCAGACGGGGCGACTACGAATACATCGCCGAGTCGTTGTTGAATCACGTTCGGGAGTTGATGGAGTATAATCAAGGCGTGCAACACGAATTTGCCTTGGCGTATAAACGATATGTGGCACAATGTAAACGTGTGGATTAAACCCAACAGAGTTGTCTCATCAGATGGTGAGAGGCTCTGTTGGGCCATATATGAATTTAAACGTCGGGTGTAGACATGACCGAAGAAACCAAAAAACCAGAGACCGAAATTCCGGAAAAAGAGTCGCTTGACTTTATCGTGTATACCGACGGCGGGGCTAAACCTTCTCGAGGTCGTGCCGGTTACGGCTTCCACGGTTACCTGTATCGAGACTCAGTACCAAAGCAAGGGTCTGGGGCTAAAGCCACCCCAACCAACGAAGGTTATGTGGCCTCGGCGCCTAAGGACAAGGCAGTAGAAGTGGTTACCTACGTGGACATGTACGCGTCCATGGAAGCAAACGAAACCAACAACGCCATGGAGCTGATCGCGGCTTGTGAAGCGTTAGAGTACGCGTCTGAGAAAAACGTAAAGTCTATCTTGGTCTATGTGGACAGTAAGTACGTGGGCGACGGCTTGACGGATTGGGTTGCTGGCTGGATGGCCAACGATTGGAAGAAGTCAGACGGTGGTGACGTCGTCAACCGAGAGCTCTGGGAACGTCTACTGTTGGCGAAAGGTGCCTTGGAGAAGAAACAGATCAGCGTAAACATCCAATGGGTCCGCGGACACAGTGGCGATCTGGGTAACACCATGGCCGACTTCCACGCCTCACGAGGAGTGCTGTTGGCTGAAAAGCGGGTCGTTGATCGTCAACGTTGGGAAAGTGAATCAAAAGGGTATTGGAATCTGAAGAGTGCGTACAACCGCATGCTGTCCAAATCCTGCTGGTACTTCAACACCAATACAGGCGATACCTTTAAAACTGCGGATGGCCGTTGGGTCTACCATTTGGGCAAACACGGCGACAACGATGGGATGTTAGGTAAACGCATGTCAGATGCCAGCTTCTCGGTAGTGTACTTGAAAGAGCCCAGTGCGGTCCTGGAGATCCTTAGGACATATCAAGACGAAGTCAGCGATGGAACGTCGCAACGCGTCATCGTCGGGCGTCTGGACGCCATTCATCAACCGCGCAATCACCTCGATCTTCAAGAGAACAAGGACCGCTTCTTATCTCGGGGCAGTCGTCATCTGGACTTGACGAACATAGAAGATGTGCAACTGACCAAAGAAATGCGGCCTGCCCGTTTGGCATATCGAGCCATTGAGACTCTGGTAAGTTTGGAAGCGATGTTGGAAGACTACGTCTTCGGGAAAGATGGCGATCCGCAACGCTTGAACTTTGTGGTGACCGACATCACCGACCTGCTGTTCGAGAAAGAAGAAACCAGCAAGGGTAAAGTCAAGTGTAAACTCAAGAAAGAACTGGGTACTGGCGTTCGTTCCATTGACGCAGACATCGAATACGACACCGGAAAACATAAAGGCACGACTACCACCACTTTAGTATTGGACATGGACCTCCCTAATCGGAACGCTCTGTCAGCCCTGGCTGACCGGAACCCGACGGTGAAGGTCCTGACCGTGCGAGAGTCGGATGGATCTTTTCGATTCGCCTCAGTAATGGAAGCGGGCGACGACATCGGCATTTGGTCGTCGATATATTCGAACTTGAAACTCATCTCTGGGTCGGAGTGACCTCTGATCTACTGTGAGTTCTATGTACAGGTGGCGGGATGGCTGGCGTACGTACAATACTGTTAACACTACTCAAACCCTTCAGTGTGATCTTAGCAACCCTCACGGGGTTGCTTCTGACCAACCGCGGTAAACGGATTCTGTTCGCAGCGTCCCTTTACACGTATTTGAATCGCGTCGACCCAAGCGAATTGGACACCGACACGATGAACGAATACATGGAGGAGATCAACCGGTTGTTTCAATTGACCGGCCGAGAACACCGAGCGTTGCTGATGCCCTTAATGTTGCACGAGTTCATTTGGGGAAACATCGAATTGCCAGACGATGAATGTTTGACAAAACGCACGGTGCAGAGTAATTGTGAATTCTTGCTGAAACGCATACCGCACTGGTTGCGTTATGATTCAAAGGTGATGAAAGACGACGCCATGGTAATCGTACGTCGCTCGGCAGGACGGTATCTACAACTGCAACACCGGTGAAGCGCTGTATTAACTATCAATAAAGAAAAAAGGTTCGGCATGAGTATTTTAATGGATTTGTTCGGCATTCGGCCGCGCATCAAATTCTTCGACGGCGAGTTGGAATTTCTATCGAATACCTATCGCCATCGCAAGCCCATACAAGAGATCGTAGGGTGCGTGACACTGAGTTACCCCACGGTGGCCCATGCAATCCGTGGGGTACATCAATCGGAATTTACCGACAAATTCACCATCATGCAGATCGCCGACGTGGCGAGTCTCCCGCCTGTCATTAAGGCGAACCCGGGGATCGTTGAGGGGTGTCTGCGCCAGAAGTTTGGATGTGTGGAACTGATCAATAAGTTGAAAGCTACTGGCAACGCTAAGTTGCAAGGCGCTGATGCGTTGACCTGTTCCATATTGGAAACTCTACGCGAGGAGGCCTTCGCCAAATGCTCTACGATCCAAAACTCGAATCTGTGTTTGGGTATCGAGGCGAGTATTACTTCCTAAGTAACTTTTACCCTCAAATGGACCCGGTAAGTGAAATCTTCAAAGGGGTGTATATCGAATACCCTACTGTGGAACACGCGTATCAAGCTTCCAAAAGTTTGGATGCGAGGGTCCGGATGAGCATTGCAAGTCAAACGACGCCCGGGGGGTCTAAGCGCCAAGGCCGTTCTATTTCCTGTCGCTCTGACTGGGAATCGATCAAAGACGATGTGATGTTACATTGGGTACGGGAGAAGTTCGCTCAAGCACACGCACAAAGACTTTTACTCGCCACCGGTCGACGACAGTTGATAGAGGCTAACAATCACGGCGACACGTATTGGGGCACCGACCAGTTTGGTGACGGACGAAACCAGTTGGGAGAGACCCACATGCAGGTTCGATACGAGATCGCTTTAGACATAGGGGTCTGGTAACCTACCGATCCAGGGATGTGGCATGGGACACTTTGAACAACTGCTCGCGCATTTGATTGGCGATTACATATTGCAAACGGACCGTATGGCCCGACGGAAGACCTCGGATGACTTGTATGCAGTATTGCACGTGTTGTTGTACTGTGTGCCGTTCCTGGTTCTAGGGGCCTCTTTAAAGGCGTTAGTGGTCATAGGGGGTACACACTACCTGATTGATCGGTATCGCCTTGCCTTGTACGTGGTGAAGCTTAAGACGGTCATTGACTACAGCACAGCTGGGTGTCATGAGATACGAACTCAGCTGTGCAACCTCAACGAACACGGTTTCCCACAAGGAACGCCGGCTTACTTGGGGTTTTGGATTGTGGTCATTGTGGACAACACTCTCCACATCGCCATCAACGCGTGGGCCATTACTAAATTTGGCTAACGGCATAGGAGGAGGCCACTGGCCTCCTCCTGTTATTCCGTTAGACGAAGTTTGGCTTATTGGACTCGAATATGGGTGTTCCTTCAGCGAACTGTGAGTAGTAAAGTACATTACTCACGTCCCAGCCTGAGATGTTTTCATTAAACGACTCAGCAAATCGGAACATGGCGCCCATATCTACAACGCTTGAAACGTCCCATTTAGACATGTCTTTGCGGTATGTTTCGGCGTCGTAAAACATGGATTTCATGGTGGCGACGTTACTGACGTTCCAATTACCAATGTATTGATCAAATGCGAACGCGCTCTTGAATGTGTCTTCCATATTGACAACGCCGGACACGTCCCAGTTATCCAAGGGTTGGTTGAATACCGAATTGCCTTTAAAACACCGTCTGATTGAAACGACGTTACTCATGTCCCAATGACTTACGTTGGAATTGAAGTCGGCAGCGTTCTCAAACATCGCCGCGGCTGAAGCGTTTGGTAAAAACCTTGGCGAATCGGACGCACTGATCACAAACCCGGCCCGATCTCTGAACATGAATGTCGTTGATTGAAACTCCACCGTGCCCCATTGCATCACGTCTTTGATCTGACGGCGACTATTGACCAGTGGGGCGGTAAATCCGTTAACCAAACCGATCACGATCACTTCGTACTGCCCTGGGGCGCCGTAGTCGTGAGACGCGCTTCCGCTGTAGGTCACGCGCGCGCTTCCATCACCCCAGTCGACGGTGACATCCGAACCGACATCAAACGGTAAGATCACATGGGTGGCTCCTTCGAGGTTGCCTTCGGTGTCCACCAGTAATTTCATACCAGCACCAAAGAAGCTCCCGGTAGTCATGATAACAGCGATGTCATCCCGCACCAGGGCGTTCATACGCCCTGGGTTGGAGAACAACTGATCGTCGTTGGTCACGACTGGGTCGTCCTTCTTGACCTGGGCGATCAACACGGCGTACTCGTCGCCTGTTAAAATCGCCAGTTCCTTAGCGTCGTCCAAGTCTTGCTGAGTGATGGCGGCAGCGGCGAAATCGACGACTGCCTGTTTGTAGTCGTCGATGGCTGAATTGAGTTCAACGCGTTTCAAGTCCAAGTCAGAAAGAGTGGCCATATTTTACTCCAAAAAAAGTAATGATACGTCGGGAGATAGACTCTCGACGTGTTGATTCAGTCGTATCCGCGTACCAAATCGGACGCAGCTTCGATCGACGCTTGCAGTTGCTCCACCATGAACGCTTGAGTGGCGTAGAACTCCACCTCTTCAGCCATCACAAAGCTCACTTTGGCCAACTCACTGATTTTCAGTCCACTGGCTTCGTAGGTTTCTGGGTCGGTCTCCATGCGTTCGATGAGTTTGTTCAAATGTCCGCTGATCGTCTCCACCAGACTCAACACTTCTTTACGAGAGATTCGTGCCATGCGCTCAACCAGATCGTTGAACTCCCCAGCGATCTTTGGCCAGTCGCTTTGACGACCGACCAGATCGCCGTAGGACCGACGTTCTGCGGAGTCTTTATTGAAGTCCTTCGCCATTTCCGTGCGCAGCGACTCAATGTCGTGGGTGACCACTTTGTCAATGATCTTAGAGTCCCGCTGTGACTTCAGAGTCTCTGGGTTACTGAGTAGGGTGGCTAAGTGCCGCTCAAACGGTCTCAGAGTCTCTGTAAGCAACTCATCAAGGGCATCCTGATTACGGTTCAACGAAGTCAAGTGTTTCAGGTAACTGACCTGTAGGCCCTTAGGGACCATGACGTTACGACGACGCAATGTCATGTAATCGCCTTTCTTGGACAACTTGGCGTACTTGCGTTGGTTGAATAGATCGAGCTGTAACTCTTCGTTGGGTAATAGACCATTGACAAACCCTGTAAGTTTGTCAAAGAATCCCGGCAGCTTCTCGCGCAAGCTATCGAAGGACCCGCGTAGGTTAATGGCTTCGGTGGACAATACTAGGGTGGCTTCTTCAAGAACGCCTAGGCTGACGGTCTGCTCAGACATGATGTTTCTCCGACGGTATGCGAAAGATGGAATGCGGTTCATAAAATTTAACGGCACTCGGCGATAGTTTGACCAGAGCACACGACTCACATACTACATACACGCTTCTAGGAGTCTTACATGACAGGCTTTACTCCTGCTCCCCACATTCGTCCACGGCCTTGCGTCGGTGCTCTCATGGATATTCCATGTGGCCGCTACCATAAAGGCAAGTATGGCGACATGATCCTAAACGGAGGATTCAGTAATTTCATTGGTTTTGGGGGTCGTGGCAACACGTTTAAAACCGCCTTGGCTTTGGCTAACTCGCTGCGGGTCCTTGACCGGTATGACACCGCCCGATTGACAGTCTATGACACCGAGATCACCTTCTCAATCGATCGCATCGAAGACATGTCGTCTCGGTTTAAGAATCTGGATTACATCACTGCCGTTGAAAGCGGCCGCATCATGCTAACGTCGGCGGCGGAACACAGCGGTAACGCTTGGTGGAAGATTGTTCGAACCCATGCGGAAGAACGCATGAAGAACGCCAAGAAGCTGAAGACGGATACGCCCTTCCTTGACCTGAATAAAGTACCGATCAAAGCCTTCCCTCCAGAGATCCATTTCCTGGACTCCATGAGTCAACTACAGACCGACGCGGTGGAAGAGATCTACGCTAAGCATGAAATCGATGCGGGGGCAGCCAACACAGACGCCTTGCGCGGCGCTGCCATCAAGACACGTCTGGTCATGCAAGTACCTCAGGTGACAGCTGGGGGTGGCATGACCCTCATTGCAACCGCACACGTGGGCGATGAGATGAAACTCGATCCCTACGCGCCGTACAAGCAGCAGTTGTCTTTTTTGAAGAAAGGACTGAAGTTCAAGAACACCCCAGAGAAGTTCACTTTCTTAACGTCGAACTGTTGGGTGGTGACTGACGCGCATCCGTTGATGAACAAGTCAACCAAGTCACCTGAGTATCCGTTACCTGGGTTTAACGACGCAGTGGGCGATACCGACTTGCAAGAACTGAATCTGATCAACGTGCGTTCCAAGTCTGGACCCACCGGGCACGCGTTTAAGTTGATCATCTCCCAGACTGAAGGCCTACTTCCAAGTCTCAGCGAGTACCATTATCTGAAGGAACGTAAGGATAAGTTCGGCCTGGTAGGTCCTGAGGGGATTCAGAAAAGCTATCGATTAGCGTTGTACCCTGAGACACTGCTCAAGCGGACAACCGTCCGGGACACGATCGACGAAGACGAGAGACTGCAACGGGCGTTGGAGTTTACCTCAGAGTTGTGTCAGATCTATGAATACTGGCCAGACTTCGAACGTAAAGACATTGTCCATCCGCAAGAACTATACGACAAGTTAATTGAACTGGGTTACGATTGGAACATAATACTTGACACTCGTGGGTATTGGACATTCGATCATTACGAAAACAAGGTACAACCTCTGTCTACCATGGACTTGATCAACATGTACCACGAGCGGTACATCCCGTTCTGGTATCCTGATAAAGACAAGTTGAAAGTCAAATTGAAAGACCAGAGTGGTGATACAGATGGCAACAGTACTGCGTGATATTGCGGGTGAGCTCTTTGCTCGCTTACAATCACGCTCGCCGAATCATGCGGAGCGTTGGAAAGCGCTCTTCATCAATCAGCATCGAGCATGGACCCACGGTCCATTGCCGTCGGTGAATGTGCAGATCCGTGAGATCAATGAATTCTGGCGCGTACAGTTGGGGATGTTAACCTCTGACACCATGTACGCTCGGAGTTGCATCATGGACAACCTCGATCCAGACATCTGGTTGAGGAACTTTGAACGCTACGTAATGGAGGTTGTCTTGTACGAGCCCATTCCAACACAACAGTGGAACGTCCGTTGCGCGTAATCGTAGCAGGCTCCCGAACGGTTATAGACTACATGATCGTTCGAGAGATGCTGCTATCCTTCATGCGAGATCATCCAGACGTTAAAATCACATGGATCTCAGGACGGGCAGCGGAAGGCCCGGACGACATGGCGTATCACTTTGCGAAGTGGGACGTGGAAAGCGACGTGATTGAAATGAAGGCGAAGTGGGATGAGAACGGTCGGGGGGCCGGCTTCATCCGCAACGCGGAGATGGCGGAGATCGGCGACGAGCTGATCTTGGCGTGGGACGGACGCTCACACGGGTCCAAACACATGCGAGACACCATGCGGAAACTGAGTAAAACCATTCATGCCCGCGTGGTGAATGTTGAAGATCAGGCTGGACAATTTGAGGTCTTTGACTTTACTAGAATCGCGACGTAAACCCTTCGGGGTTTGCGTCGTTTTATGCCGCGGTGTCGATCGCTATCCTATGCGAATTTCCATACACATACTGCGCGCACGGCAACCTAGGGTAAAGTTATATGAGCGAATTATCGGAACTTAACATCAAACGCAGTGAACTAAACACATCTATTGAAACCTACAAACAAGCGGTGGCGGATTTCAACGATGGGACGATTACTCAAGGCGCCCTAGACGACGCCCGCACAAACACTCAAGTCGTAGGTGATGAATTTGCCAGACTTATGGCGCAGGTGAAGAAAGACGATCCTAACGTCACGAACGACGACCAGTTGTTTTCTAATCCATCGCTTATGAATGCACTGGTCCGGGATGACATAGCCACCATCATGACCACTGGACTATTCTTTGGTGGGGCCATGAAACTCCTGATCGATACGGAAGGGACAACCGCAGGGGCGACCAACGTCGTTATCTCGTTTGATGCAGGGTCAGATGTCCGTATAGACTGGGGCGATGAGTCTAAGGTTCAAACGTATACTGGCGCCGCGTCTCACGACTACGCTTCGCCTGGGCAATACGAAGTCCAAGTCATCGGTACCGTGAACGGCTTCACCACAGCCAGTGTCGCCAATAGACAACAACTCAAAGACCTCAGTCAGTGGGGCACGGTGGAATTCGCTTCGGCAGAAAGCATGTTCCGGTACCGTACTGGGTTCACCGTTTCAGCAAGCGACCGTCCCACTTTCCTTCCAGAGTGTTCATGCGCACTCATGTTCTCGTCGGCAGCCGACTTCAACTCTCCCGTTGGCCACTGGGATATGAGCAATGTGGTCAATGTACGAGCAATGTTTTCATCCGCTATCTTGTTCAACCAACCCCTGAACCCTTGGGACGTGAGCAATGTGACGAATATGGAATCTATGTTCCAAGGCGCCAGCACCTTCAATCAGCCCTTGTTTAATTGGAATGTTTCGAAGGTAACGGATTTCTCATCCATGTTTTATAGTGCGGTACTATTCAATCAGGGATTGAACCCTTGGGACGTTACTTCAGCGGTGGATATGTCGACCATGTTCTTCCGCGCCGGTGACTTCAATCAACCGTTGAATGCCTGGGATGTAAGTGGTGTCACGTTGATGTTTCGCATGTTCTACAACGCCACATGGTTCAACCGGAACATCTCCAATTGGACCGTGAGTAATGTTACAGATACTAATAGTTTCAACGATTTTGCGTCTCAATCGAACTTGGCCGCTGGTAATTCGCCGTTTTAACGCACGATGATTAGACGCACCGGACGCCAGGGAGACCTTCGGGTCTCCTTTTATTCCGTAACGACACTGACCAATAAGGTGAGACAACCCCACATTCTTGGAGAGCACTATGAATCCTGCGCGTAAAGAGGCGACCGACTACGCCCTTAAGTTGCTCAGTAAATTTGCCGGGAAGAACTCCTCAGTTACCGAATTGGAGAACATGCTCAACGGATTGACCGACGAGCAGTTCGACAACTACATGCAAAAGATGATTGAGGACGACGAGGTGTTGCCGTACATCGTTCCAAACCTGGGCGACATCCGATTGAGTGTTGAAAAGAACTTGAAGATCGCCGAAGAACTCAAGCATGAGTTTTTTGAGCGGTTGTGGTTAACCGATCCGGCGACTAACGAAACCTATCTGACCCCAGAGAAATATTTGGTCATCGACCTACCGCTGAAGCGATTGCAGCAACACTTGCACAAGAAGATCGCCATCCCAGACGACAACGCCCACGTCGATGAATTGACTGGGCAACCAACAGGCGTCTCCAAGGGCAGTGCGATCTCCTTCCCGGAGTTGCAGATACTGTATTCTCAAAATCTTGAGTCGACCATTAAAGAACTCTTTAAGTTCCGAGGGGGGGACGAAGAAGCGTATAAGGCCCTCAGTCGAGAAATCTTGGCTGGCGGTCTACCGAGCATGGACGCTGTGGATACCGGCGACACCCGAGCTCGGTCTACGGACGTGCTTCAGATCTTACTGAAGTCTGCCCATTTAGACAACAACTTATAATAGGAACTAGGCGATGCTTAACATAGACAGAATACACCACATCAAAGACGTAGCCCGAGTTTTGTTTTGTGACACCCAGTTAATTTCAACGCCCACTGGGAATCAAGGCGCCTACTCGTTCGCGGTGCAGAATGAGCAGTTGGTGGAAAAGATCATGAGTACGCTGGGCGACAGCGGACTTCTGTACATAGCTACCTGGGAGAACATGACGGAACTTTGGGCCGACATTCGAGCATTGGACGATTATGGTCTTGCTCAATGGCTGTTGCAGTCTGCCTCAACGTTTCGTGTCTTAGGGTTTGAGAGTCAAGACGAATACGTTAAGTGGATTGAACAGCTGAGTATTGGGTACTGTGGACACGTCGAATCCAGTGGTGCCGATGTGGAACGCTCATTGGCTCTAGACGATGAATACGCCGACCGACTGCCCCGAATGGAAGAGTATAGAAACCTGCTGCGTTGTAACCCTTGGTTCGTTTACTTGCTCAGTCTTCAATTGAGTTACCACGAGATCTATCGGGAACTCATTGGGTCGGAATACGAGATCAGTAACATCAAACGGTAAACAGACACCTTACCACTCACCTTCCGACACATGGACCTTGCGATATGAAACGTCGTATCTATGTAGAACTGGATGGGTTGCTTGACACGCGTCTGGGAACCTTAATCCTACTGAACGAAGCCGAGGCTCAACGGGCCTTGGAACTGAACTACCACGACCGGAAGACGGACGATTGGATGGCGATGGGCATTGAGATTGCTCAACCGAAGTACCTGGACCGCTACCTCAATCGAGATGAGACCACCCTCATGACCTCTCGATGTACGGGACTGATCCCCATGATTCACCGTATGACCCACGGGTTGGAAGAGATGGGGACTAAGACGCCGTTTGTTAAAGAGATAGTGGTGGACGTTAACTTTTGGCCCTACCGTCTCAGCGACGACGTGCGGTCGGAGATACTGGCGGCGGTCCGCACCATGGTCAGTCCTACGGTGTTGGTGGCCGACGTGTGGTTCTCACCGGAAGAGATGACACCTGGTCTCATCGATCGATCTTGGGATGGGGTGATGATGTACGACTTCAATACCTGGCTGGTGAAACAGGAGGAGCGTCTGAAAACGACTCAGATCCCAACGATCCCATTCATTGTTCCAGCGCTGTACGCCAATGCAGTACCCACTCCTGAAGAGACGGTGGTTGAGGATCTAGGGGAAGTCGATCCCTTCGCCGCCTTGGAGATGGTGTTGGCGGAATACGTGATGTTACACATGGTTGAACCCAAGTTCTTCAGTCTGGTTGATTTGAATGCAGCATAAGGGGAGGGGCATTGCCCCTCCCTCTATGTCCATTGCTGTAACGTCTTACAGGGTACGTCGATCTTATAGTACTATTTTGTTTCCATGCGTTCGAGGAAGTCTTTCGACGATTCTTGACGCAAACCAATCTCGGTTTCCCCGTCTTCCATGTCAATGTCTGGAATGTCTCGGGTGTCTGGTAGAGGCAAGCGATCGACTTCGTAACCTGGTGCAACGGCCAACCCTCGTGGGTTAATGCTGAACATGCGCTCAACGATCTCTTGCACGGCTTTGCCGCTGGCTGCTGCGTCTTTATCTACATCGAGCTTCATGCGATTCACGGACGTTTGATCCATGTCTCTCAAAGCTTGTAGTAGTTGCATGCGTTCGTCTTTGTCAACCGGCATGCCCCGGTGGGTCACGTCTTTAACAAAGTTCTTACGGATGCCTTGAGAATACCGAAGAAGACCTTCAGCACTCAGGTCCTCGTCTTCCTCAATCAGATCCCCTGGGGGGCGCTGCTCAAGGTATTCACCTTCGATGGCGTCATCACTCATAGGTGACCTCCAAATAGTTTCAAGAATATATCATCCAGGTATAGCTTCTGGGATTAGTCCAATGGATTAGAACTAATGTTGAAAGAATTCTATTGCCGACATCGCTATAAACGGTTGCTAGTATTCGACTTCGATCCGACCATCGGATACCTACAGTTGTTCGAGCGCTACCACCGCTTGTGCCGTATAGTGTCATTTAATAAGGCAGACTACCGCACTCGTATACGGTATTCAGTCTCCACCAAATGCGATCATTTAGGAGTACTCTTCGATTTATTAACCACCACAAAACAACACATAGAGGCAGGGTCGATTGATCTTGACTCCATTGACGTACGTCGCGTAGGACGGGTTAAACGCCCGTTAGACGCTTGGCTGGTCAATGTCGATAAAGTACCTTACAGAGAAGACGAGGCCGCCGCTCAACTGCTCGCGATGACGGATATCATCGTACAGTTATTGCAGGCACTAAAAACAAAGAACCCCGCCCTGTACGCGTACTATAATCAAAACATGCAATTTGTCCTCTACGACGTTGTCGAGGTGTTGGACGCTTTGCTTGCGATGCAACTGTCAGTTAACCGGGTGTTTGATATAAAAAAACCGATAGGTACCTGACCCTGAACCTTTAGGAGTTAACGATGTCGGAGGAGATACATGAGATCCTCTCACTGGATGACCGCGGGATATCGAGCGCCAGCGACGCCCCGTCCAAGTTATTCAGAAGCATCCTGTTCGATCTACAGATCAATCGGATGACGTGGGATCGTTTGATGCGCGATTTCTTAACCAACCCTCGCAGCGGCGTGGACAACACACCTACCAAACGTTCGTCTGAACGCAGTAACCTGAACCGTGCCTTAGCTCGTGAACGCGTAACTTGGAAGATGTTTCGAAAAGCGTTGCAGGTCATGAACCCCAAAGTCGTTTCTTATGAGTTGGAGCTGTCGTGGCAGAAAGATTATATCTTTCCGAACAAAACGCCCAATACTCTGAACTACAGTCCCATGGCTCGAGAGAACGAACTGGCTCAGATGTTTCGCATGTTACTGCGAGACGTTGGGGTCAGTCCAGAGATCTGGCAGCGGCTGGTTGAACGGTACTTGGATTCCACCAACATCAAACTGCGTGAGAACCCACCGGATCGTTCTACCTATCGGGGCAACCTGCGAAAAGCCTTGATCGAAAAACGCGAGTACACGTGGCCGACGTTCTGTAAAGGGCTGGGAATTCTAGGTGTGAAGGAAGCGACTATGACCGTGGCTTTAGAATGGCCGCGCAAAACCACACGCCACAGTCACCATTTTAAAACCGGAATTGGAACTAAAGAATGACTCAGATAGACCACTTGCAGGATGGGGTCTCGCACATCAACGTGGCCCCCAGCGGGAAGACCGAACTTGGTCGGCTTCTTTATATCGGTGCTCTTCGACCGTTCGTTGATTCGCAGCATGGCTACTTTGCCAGCGTCGTGGCCTTCTGGGTCTGGTACGACAGCGGTCAAAACGATTCGTTGCGAGAGATCCATCACGACAACATGATCCGATCCAGCTTCAGCGGATTACCGGATCGCCCAGGTAACCGAAGCGAAGTCATTGAAGTGCTTCGTCGCAGTATTGACCAAGACGTAAAGGTACGAGAGCTGCTCGTATCCTCGACGTTACCGTTCGTGGCGTATGAGACGATAAGTTACGGCCACCGGTCTACCCCCGTTAATTATGAGTTGACGGATCGACGTTGGTACGTGGACGCACTTGAGTCTATTCGACAGCAATTGTTGTCAGCGTGAGGTCTAGGGGAGGCTTCGGCCTCCCTTATGCCGCCGCTATTTTATGAGACACATTATTTTTTGTCCAACCGCAAGCTGGATGTAATCAACGAGGTGAGCTATGATTCGGGTTAACAGTCAAGGCGCCCGGGCACTGGGTACGGGTAAGAACGTCAGTGGGGCGGCAAGTACGTTTGTCAGTGAAGGACCGAAAGACAAACTGGCTGCTGTGGACGCGTATCAGGGTCCCTTACCGAGCGACGCGCCGTACAATCCATCGTCGGGAGAATGTAGAGACTGCACAGCGACTGAAGAAGCGTCCTCAGGCCGCGTTGGTGGCGGTAACGAGAACGTTACTAGCGATGGTATCACTTCTAGACTAAATGCCTCTGGTGGCACCTCAGACCGGGTAACGGCGACCCTCTGGGAAGCGTTGCTTTGTGGCAGTTTAGATCCCAACGCCGAATCGGGTGGTGTCAGACGTTCGCGCATGGGGCGTACTGCGCTTTGGATGCGATCGACTGGCTGTGGGGCGGAAGATCTGGTGGACTTGTTGGCGGTCCGCGGTGGGCGCGCGGGTATTGATCGAGTCGAATTGAAACGTCGAATGGACGCGGCCTTGGATAACTCCATCGCTGTCTTAGACGAAGAAGAGCGCGACAACCTGATCGACATGCTTGCAGAAACCACGGGCAGCGACGCGGACGTAATTCGTGCGTCTATGAACGCGGGCGAGTCGGTAACCGAGATCTCAGGAGTCCGCCAAACTGAGGTTCGGAGTTTCTCCGAGTTCGTCAGTCAATACACTGGGGTACCAGAACTGATCCAGGTCTTTGACTTGGGGGCCGAGACTGCGATCCTAGATTCTTTGTTAAGTAAATCTATCGATTTGGGTCTTCCGCAAGCCTGGCAAGCGATCATAGACCAGATCGACGACGATAAGATCAAGACCACACGGGCACTGAGGAGTTTGCGGCAAGCGGCGATACTCAGCGACCTTACGACGGTGCGCAGCATCGTTGACCGCGCCGGCGCGTCCCGGTCGTTAGCAGAAGTGCCGGAGCTGGTGCCACTCATCAATCGGTTTTACACTTGGGGGTCGAAAACACCGACCAGCGAGTACGGCAAGAAGCGGGATGAACTGATCTCCACTCTGGACAGCATCAATCCGAATTGGGCCAGAAAGCGCCGCGGGGACGATTGGGTCGACGATCTGGAACCGTTCAACAGTGCCAGTGGTCAAGCATTGACTTTGTTAAAGCAGTCGGACTACGCCGTGCAAGCAATGATCGCCCAACCTTACCCTAAAAGCAATTACCAAACCGTGGCTCGAAAGTACAACCCGTGGGCCATTGATTTCTCCACAACGGCATAAGAGAGAGAGGGGCAGTGCCCCTCTCTCTTACTTTTTTTTTGCCTTTGGATTATCGAGACGTCTCACGGGCGAATGCACTAATGACCTGACCAGGCATGGTGTTTGCTGCCCACATGCCATACTTCGCGGGGCTAGTCCAGGACTTCCACTCCGCCATCTTCCTAGTCATCGACAACCTTAACCGTGAGCCTACGTACAACTGATCCGACAACGACAAGCTACCCAACACGGCCAAGTAGTCCCCGTAAGCAGTGTCTTCGTCGAAGATTCCAGGCGATGCGTTGAGCGGCATGTGTAGGATACTGGAGAGATCCATCACACTGAACGTAACGTCGATGCCTAGAGGTTCTTGATTGCGGGTCCAACCGAGGTTACCGACCCCACGAGTGATCTGCAACGAATCGATGATCCCTAAGCGAACCTGCTGACGACCTTTATCGTAAATCTCCACCAAGAACGGCGAGTCATACGAATGTTTGCCTACCGACTTCGGTAAGGCACCGGCCAGAATCATACTCAAGGGAACGTATAGATTCATGTACCGAGACATCTTGTTACCGTACGGACTGCGCAGGTGCATGGTGTACGTGGATTTAGGTAGTTCGGCACTAGAGTCCTTCCATTCCTGAGGGATGTCGACAAACGCATTGCCCATCAAGGCACCCAATCCACTGATCGACAGAGACTCCGCCGCCCCCTCGGCAAACGCCTTGGCGGAATTCAATACTCCACCGACCAGATCGCCTACAACACCGCCCCCAAGATTCCCGTTGGCGAAACTAAACCGGGCAGCACGGGCGCCGGATGAGACACCGTTCAACTTTCCAGCCAACTGAGATTCACCGGCTGAGTTACTGAACGATTCACCCACGTCGCCTGTGTGGTTGACTCGGAACGTCGCAAACTGACCACCGTCTCGAATCTCTGCAATGGCAAAGTCAACAAAGCTAGACCACCAGCCACCTTCGGCGTTGTTAGACTCCTCGTCGAATACCCCTTTCTCCATCCCAGACTCAGAGTCACCTTTTGGAGGCGTGGCCAGTTCCTGATTCGCCCAATGAGCTAAGTAGGTTTGAATGCCTGGCTGTAGGGACTTTCCTGGTACATTGGGAAAGGCGGACCCTGGGGTACTCACCGACTCTTCGGTGTAATCGACCATAGCTTGACGCAATTCTTCTGCTGTCCCGGCCGCCTCCGCTACGGCAATGGCTCGTTCCCGGGCTCTGTCGGCCAGACGTTGTCCTCGGTTGGCCACGGCGTAGATGTCGATGCCTCCGTCTTCTCGGAAGATGTCTGGGAGCATGTCGTGATACCGACGAATGTCTTCAGGTCCGTACTCTGGACTGTCGTTGACGATCTCACCGGCGTTGTACACCTTCGCTTTCTCACCGTCCTTCACTTCGGGTCGTTCGGGATCGGATTGGTTTGCGTTGGTCGCGAACACTCGAGGTATGATGCCCATGTTCACCGCGATGCCGTTGGCGATGGTGTTGACGGCGTTCCAATACAGCGGCATCGTCGGTTTCATGTAATAGAACTTGCTGGATGGCTTACGAGCCAAGTACCGATAGATTCGCCCCGCCATCAATAGCGGCATCATCGGTAAGGTCACGACAAACCCAGCCGTGCGACCTAGGTTGTAGAAGAACCCGGGAGAACGACCCGTGCGAGACAAGATAGACGCACTGGAGTCGTAGAAGCCGGTGAAGAATGAGGTCAGTGAGTTAAACTGAGGTACGCCGAAGCGCATGTGAATAAGTTGACCGTTGTCGTCGATCATTTCGCTGTACTTACGTCCCATACCTTTTGACTGGGCATATTTACCTCGGACTTTAAGGTCCGCGGTGCTGGTAAATTGGGGGGGTGGATTAATGGCAAAGTTGCCACCTAACGTGGTGTCGGTAAACTTACGTGCCGCGCTGGTTAGCTGACCGCGCTGCGCTGCTAGTAGATCCGCCGCGTGAGTTGGGATCATGAAACTGGTCTTGACCCACTGTCGGTCTTCGTTGATCTCTGCCATGCTTTACTCCCGATGGAAAAAAGGCTGTGGGCCCGAAGACCCACAACTTCGCTTAATTGCGACGCAACCTGAGACCCGCTGGGGGAATCGTTTTCCGGTCTCCGTCACCCCCAGTCCAATTGCTAGAAGAACGGTCGCTGGCCGTGGTTCCTCGACGTTGACGATCTTCTTCGTCTTCACGCAACTTCGAGAAATACGCGTCTATGTTCTTTAACGATGTATCCATACTGACTTGGGTTGTGTGACTGGCCGACAGAATCGACGCCACTCGTTGCATCTCAGACACCATCCGTGTGGACGCCGCCGCTGACTGCACTGCCGTTTGACGGGCAACCTTTTCCTGTTTTACTCGTTGCGATTCAACTCGATCCGTCGCCTCCTGAGCCCCGGGCGTTTGACGCCCTTGTATCACCGCCGCACTTTCCGCTGCCAGACGCTGTTCCTCCGTCGGGATCTCCGACATAGACACAGGTCCGGTTGACCGATTAATAGCGCCGGATTGGACGCTGTTTATCGCCACAGCACTGCCGTTAGCGGCCAGCAAGGAGGGCCTCTGCGGTGAACGCATGGGTCGACCATTTAAGGCTTGCTGAGAAGTCACCGACATGACCTTCTGAGTCTGAGATGGGTTTGGACCGGTGCTGACATCGGGCAATATACTTGGGGTTCTCCCATTGGATCGCTCAATCTCAGCCTCAGCGGCTTCGTCCATCTGCTGTCCCTTAGTAGCCGGTGGCAACGTCTTCAATGCTTTAGTCAGTTCCATTTCGACTTTAGCATCGCCTGGCAGGGCGTCCATATCCTCGAATGGGGAAACACTGCCGTACGGCTTTTGATTGCCTTTGAACTGGGTCCGACGAAGGTAGGTGCGCTTTAACGCATCGTCCATGTCCTCGGTGTCTGTCAGGTCAGACGAGTCGATCATGTCTTTGGCCACAACTGCGTGACTCAGATAGACCGGCTTGAACCTTTCTTGAAACCAGGTTAACCACCGACTAACCGCAACTTCGTCGTCGGTATCAACGCCAAAGTCATCGATGGCTTCCTCAAGATCAATTCCGCTACCCAAACTGGCCAGGCGCTTTCCATCGAATTGAACTTGATCGCCCATGGCTTCTTCGAGACCTGATATTTTCCCAACGTGATCCTTGTTGTCGGGGTCCGCGCCGTATTGGGCTAAGCGCACTCTGTGTAAGGGCCCGTCTGGCTTCCGCGCAAAGTGTTGGTACGCAAAGTACGCACCGACACCTACAGCTGCTACGGCCGCTCCAGCCAAAAGCACAGGAGCACTAACTATGCCTGCAATGGCAGTCCCCAGCCCAGCCAAAAGGCCTCCAGCAGCACTGGCGGCTGTTCCAGCAGCTGCCGCAATACCCGGTATCGCCGCAGCAGCGGTTGGAATCGCAAAACGAGCAGCGGTTCCTAGGCCACGAATGGCCTTACCTCCCATCGACTTGATGCCCTGAAACATCCGACCCATCCGACCTCTAGGTCTCCGCCGCGGCCGCGGTCCCCGACGCTCACCGCCGCCGATGTCTATATCGGCGCCCACGTCAAGTCCAAGACCTCCTCCTTCGCCTTCACCGCCGCCCAGACCAAACATCTTCTTCAACATCCCACCCAGACCGCCTCCGGCAGCCGCCAAGGCCCCTTTACCAGCGATGCCACCCGATGGGGCAGGTAATGCCTTAGGGGTGTCTCCGTAGAGCTGTGAGCGCCAGCCGCCTTTACGCAATGGTTTCTTTAAGCGGTCGTCGAGCAGGTCACGGATCTCCTGTAGCAACTGTGTCTGCTTTTTACCGCCGCCACCGCCGCTTTCGCCCTTCTTCCCAACTCCGGGAATCAAACTTGCCGCGCCTTTCAATACCCGTCCGGTGGCTTTCCAAGTTCCAGTGACGTATTTGGAAACGCCTTTCACGGTTCCAGTGGCCAACCGTCCTGCTCCTTTCAACAGACCTTTAATCGCCCGACCCCGATTGTCCGTGAGGCCCAACCGCATGTCTTCTAAGGTCAGTACCACGTTCCCTTGGCGATCCACCACGGCACCATCAATGTCTTTAATGGAGCGAATGACTTTCCCAGCGGCCTGAGACAGGTACCCGTTGTTCTTCATCACCACGGCCATCAAACGCGGAGTCTGCTCACCCTTTACATACACGTCTCGGGGTTTGTTCATCCAGTTCTTACCGATGTCAAGGACCTTCTTTGCCCCGCCGAAAGCCAATCGATACGGCGACGTCATGTAACTGGTCAGGCCTCCAACAACGCTGCCCAACCGATCCATTACAGACTTTCCTTCGCCGTTGACCAGCAGTCCTTCGTCGATGTCGTATTCGCTGATGACCACATCACCGTTACTATCTACGACGGGTCCTGTGATTTCATCGAGGCGTTGGACCACGTCTCCCGACTCTTGATCGAAGTAACGACCGGCCCTCAGGTCACGAGCCAACATGGCTGGGCGCTTGTGTCCCTTGATGTAGATGTCCATGATACCATCGCCTTGCTGTCCCTTTCCTTGGAACATCTTCCCAGCGAGGTTACGCAACATCCCCGTTCCACCGGCGGCCAAGTTTCCAGCCGACTTCCAGATCCCGCCGTAGAAACTCATGATGCCACCCAAACCACTGGCGGCTCCCCGACCCAATCGTTTCAACATCCCAGGATCGTTACTGTCCCCTGCCATCTGAGCCAAGGTCAAGTTTTCCAGGGTTTCTTGCAGCTGTTCGGTCTTGCGGTCCATGTGCGTTAAGATTTCCTGGACCAGCCCACGAGCCCGAGTCCAATAGTCGTCACCACCGCCTGACTCATCCACGTCGCCTGCTGCCCCGCCCGTTGGGGCAGATTCAACCGTAGTGGCCAATCGGTCACGTACCCGATCAACGACCTTGCCAAGGAAGTCCTGACTCAGGGTTGACGTCTGCTCTGTCTTGTCGCTGAGTTGAGTCATCATATCAGCGGACCGAGACCGTACTCTCTCTCCAAGGTCTTGCGTGCGTCCTAACATGTCGCTTAGAGTAGATTGGGTTCGATCGCTGAGGTTTCCTGCCCCGGCCTTTAAGGCAGACAACTTACCGCCCACCGAACTTTGAACCGACCCTGCGTCGGGTAACTTGCCTTCAAGGTAGGTCACCACATCGCGAACGGCTTGACTGTAGCGTGGGTCGTTGATGGCTTCTCGTCCTTGTGGGAGAGAAGATCGAACGTCGTCCGATTCAATCCGATTAGATCGAGTCATGCTGTCACCCAGACTTGACAGTCGGTTCGACAGATCGTCACCTACCCCTTGACGGCGATCGGACATGCTGCTGACTGAACTGCGGGTACTTTCTGTAAACTGAGTCCCAAGAGTACCGCTGTCGCCTCCGTTGCCGGTGAATCCATCACCCGAGGCCATCTGAAGACCGAGACTACCTTCTTGTGCTCGGGTTCTCTGAGTCTCCATCCGTTGGCGATACGCCGCCATGGAAGTCACGCCGTTTTCTTTTAACTCGGACATGGACTCCCGTAGCGACCCACTCTGATTACGATTCCACCGTGACTTGCGTTGAGTGGACTGTTGATTGAACTGGGGGATGGGGCGTGCCCACCGAGACTTAGAGAAGTCTTTTGGTGGACCGTCCTGAGGTCCGGAGGGACCGCCTGAAGGTCCGTCTGGACCACCCAAAGCGTTGCGCAAGAGTTCGTAGATGTCTTTCAACCACTGCCCGTTCAATTCCAAATGTTTCAAGGGATTGATTTTAGCAATGGCGTCTAGGACATTGGCGAACTGTCGTCTGGGGTCGACGCTTTGTTGAACATCCACAAATCGTTCCAGAATCCCCACAACTCGATCGAGCCCCCCAGAATCAACGCCAGCGTCGCCACCAGTACGGTCACGCCCAGCCGACATATCCGATTGAGTCGTATCTGGGCCGAACGCACGACGTGGGTCAGATACTGCATCGGATGACCCTCCTTCCTCTGAAGTCGGCGATGGTGACTCGCCTGTATTAATGTAGTCCAAAATGTTGGACACGTTAGCGCGGGTTTCACCGGCCCGGTCTTCTTGCTCTATCAGCCCCGCTTCTCGAAGGGTTCTGGCGCCGTACAACGGCATCAGTTTCCCTATGGTTTCTTGATAACTGGGGATGTCATCTTTCGCAGAGTTGTACACTCTGGCCGAGGCGTTCCTAGCCGATGTGGCTTTCGTATCGTGCTTGCGGAACTTGCCGTCTTCCCGCAGGAACCGTCCTTTGATCAGATTCCGAATCGCAACCAGGTCTTCTTCGTCTTCCACTTCGGACAGACCTTGAGGACTGAAGTAACGTTCCGGATCAAACCGGCGGTTCTTTGAGGCGTCGGTCAACAACTGCCGCGTAAACGCCAGTCGTGCACTTTCAGGCAATTCGTCCTGGGTGTCAAGTTTATCCACAATCGATGTCAGATCGTCCCGGATGCTGGCCATGCGACCCGCGGGCAAAGTCCGCTCAACCAACTTCTTTTGCACCTCGGATTGACGCCGAACTTCCCCAGACTCGTAATCGTACACTCGACGATCCAAGGTAGGGTCCTGAGTCCGCATCATCTCAGTTTCGTGCAAGAGGTCCGTCAACAGCCCTGGGATGATTTCAGTGATGGACTTATCGGCCAGGCTGGTGTAGACCCCTGCTTCTTCCGCTAAGTCACTGGCGTCCCGACCATAGGTAGCTTCTGGCGATTGACCTGGCATCAAACCCAAGGCCATTTCTGCTAGAGACGCTTTGATTGAATCGCCTACGGTGGAGGTACCGTCTTCTCGATACTCTCGGTCTTTGAGATTGGTTAACCAGTCTCGGGCCATTTCCGATTTGTTGTCGGAATAGTACTCCAAGTTGTTACCTAACCGAGACACGGACTCGTTCTTCCCAAGTCGCATCCCCAACTTCTTGGCCAAGGCCGCCATGCCATTCTCGGCAACCAACCCGCCGGCTACATCGCCGCCCAATTCGGCTCTGTCGATGGGGACGTCGCTCACCATGTCCAACGTATCGCTGGCACCGCGAACGCCCTCAGCGAAGTTTTGAGTCACCCCGCTTAACTTATCTTTCAGTTTCTGCTGGAAGCCACCGGTTTTCTTTTCAACGAACCCGCCGATTCGACCCAACGCCCGCTGGCGCAACATCGATGAGGCCGTCTCCGATGTCCGAATCTTCAAGAAGTCTGGTAAGGCCGAGTTCTTGGTGATCGCATCCAGTTGCTCATCGGTCTGCTTCACGTAACTTTGAAATAAGCTGTAATGATCCCGTGCAACGAAGAACTGTCTGTATTGAAGTTCTAAAGATTTGCGTTGATAGGATGCCGTGATACGATCCTGGTAATCTACCAGACGTTCCACGCCTGAGCGCATCATGTTCAACAGATTGGTTTCGGTGCGGTACCGAGCCTCTCCAGTGGCCTCTTGACGGAGCTTGGTTTGTTCCTCCCGTTGGTCTCGGCGATACTGCAAGTCCAACTGCGCGCCTAAAATGTTCCGACCGCGAACCTCGCCCTTTAATCGGGCTTCCTGACTCGACCGGTTGCGTTCCGACTGTTCGGTCATGAAGTCGCCGAAGACTTCTTGCACGGCGGCGTTCATGGTTAACTTGTCGCGATCGACCTTTTCCAACACATCAGTGCTGGAGTCTTCCGGCTTCGTCAGCTCTTCAAGTTTCTTTTGAATGGCTTCCGGAAGGATACTTTCCGTTTTACTGGCGACGTATCGCCCAATTTTCTTCAGGTCCCGCTTAACTGGGACGATGTTTTCCTTGGCCGTATCGTATAGCTCTTGACCGAGGTCAACCGACGACAGTGCATCCCCATACGCTTTACCGTAACCTTTGGGAAGCGCCCGATCAATCACTTGCCGGCGAGTATTGGAATTCAACGCGGTGCGTTTGACGCCCTCGTAAAAACCGCCGGTTATCCGTTCAATTGGTTTTCTGTCTTTACCAGGATTCCCGTCGAGCATCGAATCATCAAAATCCGGTAGATCGAGCTCGTCGTCCAATTCTGACTTACTGAGATTTGGGTCTTTATCAGCCATGATCCCGCTCCTTTTAACTTGTCTCATAGGATTCCGAAGTGGTGACCACGATGGAAGAGAAACGCGCACCGTTTAATATCAAACTTTTAAAGCTAGACCCCTCTCAACTCCGCCTCCTTAAACCTATCTCCAGTTTGGATCGGTTCGACGGCGCGGGGTCGAGTAACTTTCACGAGTCGGGTTTGTTCTCGACTGAAATCTTTGGGCGAGTCGGAGACGACGCCCGAGACAACACCTTTGCCTACATTCCGCTTAAAACCAGTATCTTGCATCCCGTTGTATATCAGCGCCTCGAACGATTGAAGCGATTGTACATTGGCATTCTGTCTGGGAAAGAATACGCGGTCTGGGACGATGTGAAGAAAGACTTCTTTCGCTCAGACGAGTTGGATGGGGAAACCGGTTACCAGTTCTTTATGGAACATTGGAACGATCTGGTGTTCACCAAAGGCGATTCTGAAATCCGTAAACAGCGCGTGGCGTTATTGGATATGTTCCGAGGCGAATCGGTGTTGTCCAACGTGTTGGTTATGCCAGCCGGACTTAGAGACGCTGAAATCGACAACCTGGGCCGCACTCGTGAGGATGAAATCAATTCTCACTATCAACGGTTGATTGGGATCTCTAATACCATCGCCAAGTCAACCAAGGCGGACAGCGAGGTACTCAACACCCCAAGATACGCGTTGCAGCAAGCGTTCAACTTGGTGTACGAGACTATCGAGAACATGCTCTCTGGTAAGAAAGGCTTCTTACAGGATAAGTGGGGCGCCCGGAAGATCTTTGATGGTACTCGAAATGTCATCTCCTCAATGGACATCTCAGCGCCGGATCTGAACTCGGACAACTACCCAGGACCGGACGACACCGTGATGGGGTTGTGGCAGGTCTCTCGGGGTGCCTTACCGGTGACCATCGCTCGACTGCGCCAGAATATCCTCAGCAACATTTTTGGGGACGCCGAAGGCAGTGTGCGTCTTGTCGACACTAAGACGTTGGAACCTGAGTTCGTTCAGATATCTCCGCAAACGTACGACCGGTGGACCACGACTGAAGGGTTGGAGAAGGTCATCGGAATGCAGTCGATGGTCGGTATCCGGGCTAAACCTGTGTTGGTGGAAGGACGGTACTTGACGTTGGTGTACAAACCTAAGGACAGGTTGGTCTTCAAGTTGTTCAACGACATCAACGAATTACCTAAAGGCGCTGAGAAGAAAGACGTGCATCCCATCACGTACGAAGAGTTGATCTACTTGTGTAACTATCAAGGATGGAACGACTTGCGGGTGGTCACAACACGGTACCCGGTTACTGGGGAAGGCAGTACGTATCCGTCTCGGGTGTTCGTTCGTACTACGGTTAAGACCGAGGCGCGTGTGGAACTGGGGATGGACTGGGAAGAGATGGACGCTGAAGACAATACGGCACACGTCTACCCGGTGTTCGATCCCGAGTCCTACATAGATTCGTCTATGGTTCATCCATATCGTCTCAGCGGTTTGAGTGGCGATTACGATGGGGACATGGTGTCCAACAACATTCTGTACACACAAGAAGCCATCGAAGAAACAGACAACTACCTTAATTCCCCAGGGGCCCACATCGATCCAGCCGGTGGCTTAAGAGCCAGTGCGGCGATAGATACGACTAATCTCGTAATGTACAACATGACAGGGTAATATCCCACCTTGGCTTAAACCGTTCGGAGTGTGTTATGCAACCGTATGCAACTTTTTACCGCCAGCACGGGGTGAGACTGAAAGATCACGTGGTCTCACCGCCGTTTGCGGACCTGAATCAACTGGTACTGCCAAAAGACAGCCTGATCCATCATCTGAGTATGGATGACGTGGCCCTAGGTCCCGAGCCAGACGATGCGTTGTTTAAGTATCACGACGGTCGGGTCTTGGTTGAACACATCCAAGAACTGGCTCAGCCCATAGGCGGCCCTCGGGCAGATCGGTCTACCCCCGCCAGTGCTCTGAACAGAAACTATCACCGCCGTTATCGGACCATGAGACCACTGCACGACTTCGACAAGTCTCTGCGCGACCCTCGGTCTCTGATCGTTGAGAACTACGCCCACTTGAACCACCTGTGGCAGTACATGCGATCGATTTACGCTGGGTATTACAAGTGGCGCAACATCGTCAGCACTATGATCAACGTCATGAACCTCCGGTGTGAGAACAACGACCGACAGCACTTTGTCATGGTTACGTTACCCAACCGTCTTCCAAATCTGGCCATGTTGAAAAAGGCCAGCGCTGGTTACAAAGGCATGCCTAAAGCAATGCTGGAAGTCTTTGCCAGACCCGAACAGTTATTGTTGATGGAGTTGTGGACCTGGCTGGGAGAAACCAAAGATCAATCTCTCTTCAGTGCCCTCAAGGCGGAGAACTACAAGAAGATCAACTTGGTCTACGTGGAAAGTGGACAGTGGTTTGCTCTGAACATCGGTACCTTGTTGGAACTCTTCGGAGAAGAAGCTGAGGGCGAAAGCGATGGTTCAACCCAACTCCAGCGGTACTTCTTACGAATGATGATCGCGGTCTTTGAACGGCGCACACAGATCGTTCAAGCCGATAACGAGGACGAGGGAGAAGTGGGTAATCCAGCAGACGGGGTAGACGCCACTCAACCTAAGACCAATCCTCAAGACATAGACGACGAGTCGATCGATGCCGATTTGGCGCAGTTGGATAAGTTGTCGGAAAATATCCCCGAAGGCGACGAACGGCGTCCGGCGGACACGCGACCGTTAGATCCGAACGAAGCCATTCTGGCCCGGGTTACCCAGATGACGGAAGAAGGACGTCTCTCCCCGGCACAGCAACGACGTTTCAACACCCTGGTGGAGAAATCCAAGAACCTACCCAACCCCTACGGCGAAGGGTCCTTGGACGAGTATCGAGAGGTCAGTGTAAAAGACCTACAGCTCGATCCCAAGATGATCAAGATGCCGAAGATGGCGGGTGTCACAGACGAGTCCATGTTGGAAAGTACCTTGTTGGCGTTCGACAGTCAGTATTTGACCAGCGTCTTCAATAAAGACGTGATCAACTCGGCGATGGCGGTTCAGCAAGCGGGCGTTATTGTAACCGACTACGACGTAGAGACCATCGAAGACGCAGCGAACCATTATCAACTGGTGACCATGCGTTTAACCCCGGTGGATGGGGAGCCCTCGACAATCCGATTCCGAGTACCGGTGGTGGATGCGACGGGTGTGTTTGTGGCTAATAACGTCAAGTATCGCCTGCGCAAACAACGGGGCGACAAGCCCATTCGTAAGACTTCCCCCTCGGAAGTGTCGCTGACGTCTTACTACGCCACGGCGTTTGTAGAACGGTCACAGAAGAGTGTAGTTAACTATCCTAAGTGGCTGTGTAAGCAGATTGAAGTAAAGGGAATGGACGACGAAGATTCCATGGTTCAAAATCTGAAGCACATCAGGACGTTTGTTTCGGACGTTAAGTTGCCGCGTATTTACACCATCTTGGCTCAATCGTTCCGGGAGTTTACTGTGGGTGGGAAACACCGCATCTACTTGGACCATCAACGCCGGATCAAGGAATTTGGGGAGGACACGGTCACGTCGGTCGAGAAGGATGGATTTGTCATGGTGGGTACCTCCGACGGTAAACCGATGGTGGTGGATGAGTCCAACACGTTCTACGTGGTTAATGGGAAGGAGTATGTGGTCCTAGGACGGATTGAAGACCTGATGGAGTTAGACGCCACTAAAGCGCCTACGGAGATTGCGGAGTTTCGTCTGTTCAAAAAGACCCTGCCCGTAGGGATAATGTTGGGTCACCGTATTGGTCTCACTCGTCTGATGGCGTTGTTAGAAGTAGAGCCCCGCCGGGTGTCGGTCGGTCAACGGGTGTCTGTCTCAGCCGACGAGTACGCCCTACGGTTTGCCGATGAGACCTTGATCTTTAATCGGGAAGACCAAAAGGCTCAGCTGGTATTGGCGGGGTTTAATCGGTACCATCGTAGTATCAAGCGATACAACGTGGACACCTTCGACGACCCTGACGTGTATGTGAACGTCATGGAAGACAACGGCATCCGAGTAGGCTTTAGTCGGGAACTGGAATTGGCGATGGACATGTTTGTCGATCCCATCACGAAAGACTTACTGGTGGAGATGGGGGAACCTACCACGCTGGAAGGACTGTTGGTGCGGTCGTGCGAGCTGTTGATGATCGATTGGCATCCGGATGAAACCGATCTGAACTTCATGCGCATTCGTGGGTATGAGCGGATGGCTGGTGCGGTGTACAACGAGTTGCTGAAAGGCGTTCGTCGTTATCGGTCTCGGGGTGTGGGCAGTGCGGCTAAGATTGACATCAATCCGGAAGCGGTGTGGATGGCGATCAATCAAGACGCCAGTATCTCTCAGATCGAGGAATCCAACCCTATCCAGAACCTGAAGGAAAAGGAACTGGTTACCTACTTGGGGACCGGTGGACGTTCCACGCGCAGCATGGTCAAACACACTCGAGCCTTTCACGAAAGTGACATGGGTGTGATCTCCGAAGCCACGGTGGATTCTGGGGCCGTGGGGGTGAACGCGTACCTGAGTGCTAATCCACAATTTCAAAATCTGCGAGGCACCACCGACAAGTACGAAAAAGGTAAGACCGGCAGCAGCTCTATGATCAGCACCTCGGCCTTATTGGCACCGGCGGCCGACGTCGACGATCCAAAGCGTGTTAACCTTAGCACCTTCGCGAGGTAACTCGCGTCGAATAACTTCCCTAAAACGGGGAACCCTCTTAACAGAGACAATCCGTTGCGAAGTCCCTCACGAGGGATGCGCTCAACGGCCATCGAAAGCTGCGGCCCGCTGGTGGGTTCAGTGACATCCGTATAGAACCGGGTGGTCGCCTTAGGGCGATTAAAGCAAGTAGAGTACAGCCCAAGCGATTGGGGTTCAGGTCTGGGGTAATCACCCACTAATGCCTGATTAAATGGAAACGGGAAGCTTCCTGATACACTCAGGAAGATGAGATGGTCTGACCCTTACGGTAACGTAGGGCGGGTGCCTAAGCGCACCGGCTTCGAGTAGCGATCGAAGTGGACATAGTGTAATTTTATCTCAATTCAAAACACTCACGTGATCCCAGCGGAAGGGTATCGCCCGAGTCCTCTGCGCACTGGGTACGAACGGATGATCCCCCATCGAGTGGACGATCTGTTTGCGTACACGGCTAAACAAGACGGGGAGATCACTAAGAAGGACAAATACCACGTCACCGTGACCTACAAGGACGGGTCGGAAGTAAAGGTCGAACTAGGGCGCCGTTATGGCACAGTGCCTGGTACCACCATTCCACACGACGTCGTGTGCGATTTGAACGTTGGGGCGAAGGTAAAGGAAGGCGATGCCATCTCTTACAACGCTGGGTTCTTTGAAACCGATCCCTTGAATCCAAATCAGGTACTGATGCGAACAGGCATCATGGCCAAGACCGCGATTGTGGAACGGTCCCACACCTGGGAGGACGCCTCGGTGATCTCTGAGAAATTGGCGGAGAAACTGGGCACTAAGATAACGAAGATTAGGACGATCTTTGTGCGCTTCGATCAGACGATTCGAAACCTAGTGTCTCCTGGGACCAACGTCGATTTGGAAACTATCCTATGTACGATTGAGGACGCCGTTACTGCAAACAACGATTTGTTCGATGAAGAAAGTCTTGACAGCCTGCGTATGATGTCGTCTAACACGCCGAAAGCCAAAATCTCGGGCGCCGTGGAACGAGTGGAAGTTTTCTACCACGGCGATTACGAAGACATGTCTGAGTCTTTGTTGACCATTGCTAAAGTGGCTGATAAAGAACGCATCAAGCGACTGAAGGCTTTGGGTAAAACTCAAACGTCTGGACAAGTGGACGGCAACGTGCGGGTCGAAAAAGATCCGTTGGAGTTGGACAGCATGGCGATTCGAGTGTACATCACTCAGCGTCTTGGGGCAGGTGTAGGCGACAAAGGCGTTTTGGGTAATCAGATGAAGACGGTCTTCAGTAATGTGATGACCGGCGAAAACCAAACCGAGAGTGGGGTGGAGTTGGATGCGATGTTCAGTTATTTGTCGATAAGTAACCGTATCATTCTCAGTCCGGAAGTAATGGGTACTACTAACACACTTCTTCGAATTATGTCTAAGAAAGTGGCCGAACGCTATTTCTCCAAGAAGGGGCAATGATCAATGAGTAACACTGAAGAAATGAAAACGCGGGAATACGAGACCGCTGCGGTCTTGTCGAACGCGGTGCAGGCCGGGGCAAACGTCATCCGTCGAGTAGCGGGTAACGACATCGCGGATGGCTTTAACGGGGAGCAAATCAGCGGGGACGAACTCCACGCCACACTGACTGCTAAACTCAACAGCTACCTGAAGAACTCGACCGGAGGTCAGAAATGATTACCGAGAAAGCATTGATGGCGATCTCTCCCCTGGCTCGGCAACTTTCGGACGCCGGTCAGAACCTCTCAGCGGCAGCCGGAACTCCGCTTGGCGGATTGGTTGCAGCGAATCTGTCGGCAGCGGCGTACGCGCTGGCTGGGTCACCAGACTCACCCATTCCCACCGGGATGTTGTTGGACGATTCTAAACGCCGGGGACCGTCTGGGGACATCGAACACGACGAAGCCATGAAGGAACTGGTAGGACTGGCCTCTGAGGCAGTCTTGGGTAACTTCCACACTGCACGTAACGTGGTGATCCCTACGGTAAAATCGGTACACACCGCGTACACCGATGTTCTGCGCGGAATGGAAATTGACGCCAAGCAACCGGTCTCCATTATCCCCAACGTTTACCACGACGTCTGGAACAGCCCGCAACTTCAAGGGTTGGTTGATCGATTTGAGAACGTGGCCCTGAACGACGCGAAGGTAACGGTTTCTCTGCCAATGATCGACGGCGCCTCTTTGATGGAGATGCTGAAGACCGGGATCGATTCGTTTGATTCTCAGATAGAGGATTGGTTCGAGAACCAACCGGTCGATAAGCCGTTGGCCACGTACCGCAAAGTCTTCATTGACGGTGCTCCAGTGGGTCGTCAGACCAATGCCATACACATAACTCCAGTGGGCGAGTTGGATCGCAACGACCTGCTGTTGGTGTTCCTCATCGCCAGTAACTTCGAAGAGCATCTCCCTGAAGGGATTACGGTGGATCTAAGCAGTCTGCGGTTGGTGTTGGCGCGGGTGCGTGAGCAAGCGGGTCGAGCGATTGGCGCTGAGTTCAAACGTCGCGATCGGGATCGTCAGATTAAGAACCTGGTGTACCGAGTAGCAAAGTACGACTGGGAATACACCAACGACGGCCGCACTACAGTGATGGTCAACAACGACGTGTACAAAGCGTTCTTGGAAGAAGGTGGGTCTCCGGAAGCGATTTACGGAGCCGTTGTCTCGGGTGGGTCGACTGAGTACCACTCATTGGTGGAGAACAAAGACCTCAACGAACGGCGTTGGGCTAAGAGTGCGGCCATGCATGCGCAAAAGGTGGCGGCTCAAATTTACACCAGTCAGCGCGAAGCGGTTCGGGTGGCGATGACAAAGCACATCAACGCTCAAGCCGATGAAGACCTGCCCATGGGTAAAACGGAACTGCATCAGCGGGTGTTGACTGTCCTGGGGAAAATGAACCCAAAGGACTTCAGCGACGACCTGACCGCGGTTCGTTGGGTGGTGTGTGATGTGCTGTTTGCTCACACCAACGTGAAGATGGTCCTGGACGCTATGGACACCGCTGAGATTGAAAACCCAGACATGTCAGCGCGCGAATGCGCTTTGATGTCGGTGATCGATTTGGTTGCTCGGTGGATGGCGGCTCAAATTAACGTTAAATACGGTAAATGAGGTGAGACATG